ACCTTAGCTTTATCCGATACGACGTCCACCTTAAAGACCAAAGCAATCGCCTTTTTTCAGATGGATTACGTTTCCAAAAGGGAACGACTTAGGGACATAGCATCCAACGGTGAGATAGAATTCGTTCTGGAAACGATAACCGATGATGCCATCGTGTTTGACGAGGACAATCGATTCTGCTATGCCAATGATTTGGTAGGTGAATTGAATTACATAGGATCCAATAAGAAACAACGACTTGAATTTCAGGAAAAAATCCTGAATAATTACCGAGCAGCATTTTCGAAAATTTACAGCAGATGGGGATTCGATCAGGGTATCTCGGCATGGCAGTATTTTTATCAATGGCTTATCGAAGGTCACCTTGCCTTCGAAATCATATATGATGATCTGGTAAAACCAACCGAGATCATCGGTTTTAAGGAACTCGATCCGGCCACGTTATATCCGGAGATGAAACGAGATCAGGATGGAAAGGTTTACCTATCTTGGGCTCAACGCGATCCGATTTCTAAGCAAAATAGAGCTCTATCGGATTCACAGATCATTTACATATCGTACTCAAATCACATGAGAACGAAACGAGTAAGTTTCGTTGAACGACTGGTCAGATCGTTCAATATGCTAAGGATCATCGAGCATTCGAAGGTCATTTGGCACACGATGCATGCTCCAATTCGTTTGGTCACAACCGTTCCAATCGGTACGAAATCGATGCAAAAAGCTAAGGAGGACATTCGTGAATTTACCAACACTCTCAAGGAGGATATTTACTTCGATGGGGATTCCGGCGAATTGAAAGTCGATGGAAAACCGAACATCCTGTTCTATAAGAATTACGTTGTTCCGGTGAATGACCAACAACAGCAGGTGAAGATCGAACCTCTGGAATACGCAGGTCCTAACTTATCCGGGTCAGAATTACTGAAGTATTTTTACGAAAAATTAAAACAGGATTCAAAAATTCCAAATTCCAGATTTACGGAAGGCGGTGGAACATTTACTTTGACATCGGAGGGTATCTCACGTGAGGAAATTCGATACAACAAGTTCATACAGAGACTCAGGTCAGCGTACAAGGAACTCATCACGAAACCTCTTTATCTGCAGATGTGCTTGGACGTTAAGGAATTGCGAACCGATCCAAAATTTCAAAATGCTATCGGCATAGCCTGGTACGATGATAACGTATTCGAGGAAATAAAGAATCAGGATCTTTTAAATAAGAGAATTGCAGCAATCAATGCGCTCAAGGCAGTTACGAACGATCAGCAAAAACCGTATTTCTCATCTGATTTCTTGGTGAAGGAATACTTGAAGCTCAGCGATGAGATCATACAGAAAAATGCTGACTACTTAGCAAAAGCTGGTCAGTTAGCGGAAGCGGCTGAGGCCGAAGTTCCACCTGCTGCTGAAGCTGGAGCAGCTGCTGCAGAGCCAGAAGAACCGGAAGCTGGAGCACCGACTGAATTTTCAAGTGAAGTTGGAGCACCCGGTAGTCTATAATGGCACGAGCTAAGAAATTGGGTAAGAAAGGCAGGTCCAGATACACATTCTGTCACTGGTACGAATACTACTTGTATAGGCTTGGTAAACTAAAGCTTCCTAATTACGTGCGTAAATACGATGAAGGATTGGATCAATCCTCATAGAGAACTGCGAAAGTTCTCTTACCGTTGATCGCAATATCGAGAGCTAGTCCGACCTTATGCATATCAGCCAGATCATCCAAATTGAAAGCGGTTGGTACCACCTCATATATTTTTGAAAGCATCACGTAATCCTGAATCTGGGAAGCTGCTTCCTTTTCGAGGATTCCTATTGGATAGCCTTCGAATTCAAATAGGTACTTGGTCGTATCCAATCCAAAATCAGGTTCGCCCAACACCTCTCCTTTCTTTGTTAGAAGGGTCATTCGCACCTGTTCGATGGTATTCTCGATATCGTTTCTCGATTCGAAAATATTGGCCCTATAGTTTGGGTCAGTTTGAGCTCTAAAATAAAAATCAACCATAATATTTTATAACTGATTAGAAATGGACCAACATAATGAAATCAGGCGTATTTTCCGATTTCATCATATCTAATACTGATTGCATCTCAGCCTCAGCTTTTGTGACAAATGTATTATAATTCGGTCGTATTCCTCCAGGTAGATTAAAATCAAAACTGGTAAGTAATTCTCCCAACCTGACCTTTGATTTTGCTCTAGTGTATCGTTGGAATACTTCATCGTTATACAGGTATTCGGGTTCTATCTTTCGTGCTACTTGCATGACCATTTTTGGCGGAGTCCTACCGGTTATGTTCACGCACTTAGTGTTCCTATTGTAATCGTAGGCGACAGTATCAATTATGAAGTTTTTCGTCATGTCAAGGAACGAAAATAGTACCGTCCTATACACCAACGATTCGCCAATGAACGGGGTTAGAAATACTTCCGATCCGATGAACTTATTTTCAGCAAAGTCTCGATCTATCGTTCCGAATATTGAATTCCCCTTAGGCTCCTTAACGTCGTAAACGAACTGTATGCAATCAGGCATCCTGATCGTTCGTGTCTGCTTAAATCTATCGCTCTTTAAAAGCTCCTCAGGTATTAATAAGTATCTTGGTTCAACGGCATGCCTCCAATTATCGTAAAAGTATCTCTCGGCATTGACGATGACTCGTTCGATCTCCTTCGTTGGTATGGAATACGGTAAAGCTTTAGCTAACGTTAATTCATTAAATATGTCTAGTACGAGTTCGTCTCTGGTCATTTAATTAAGCTATTTTAAACGGCTGGCGATGCGGACGGAGCCTGAGCAACTGGTGTCGGTTGAACTGGCTGAGTAGCCGGAACTGGTGCAACCGTAGTTGTTGCTGTAGTTGCAGCACTTTGCTGTTGCAATTGGGCCTGGCGTATGTGCAGGTCGTTTAGAGCATTCTGTGCTTTTTTAAGATCCTCAGTAGCCGATTGAATCTTCGGAACTAACGCATCCAATTCAGCTTGAACTGGGTTGACGTCCTCATTGATAGGTTTGTCCTTAGTTTTTGAATAATCCGGTTGGTTTACTGCTAATCCGGTTAAATCGGCTCTTTTTACCTGATCCACGAATTTTTCCTTTTTCTGAGAATCGACGTTATCGCCTTTCATTGCAGTCTTTGGATCCTGTAATTCAGTTTCCTTTGCAAATGCGTCGAATGTCATGATGTTCTGCTTATTATTCATTGCTGTTGATACTTTTTCTTATTTATTCAGAGTTTCCAAGTATTCATCGAACGTTTTCACGCGATTTCCTTTTGCTGGTCCTACTGGATTTCTCCCATGGGTCTGTGCAATCGGATTGGTCGTCATGTCCCACCTAGAATACGGTTGGGAATTAGTCCACTGCCCCGGTATTCCGCCTAGGTTAACGCTGATTGGTGATGGCTGAACGTTAAAATCGTACTGATTATTGAACGAATCAGCCGGAACTGAGTATTCACCATTTTCGTTGATCCGTGCTAATTTTATCATACTTTTAAATTTTGTGATGCTCTTATCAAGCATTCTGCCAGGTAATGAGTGCATTCCCTAAGAAAACTCTCGTACGTTTGGCTTGGGTCATCCGATGTTTCACAAACGTGCGCTTCCTTTATGAGGATCTCATTGCAAACTCGCTTGATCGCATCCTTCGCTACATCAGATAACGTATCTGGGTGATCCGAACAACCTTCACACTCTTGCGGTTTCTGTTCCGGTTCAGTTGCTAGCAACATGTCCTCTTCATTTACTTGATTTTCATTGATGAAAGCGTTAAAACTTTCGGTTACTTTTCCTGCATTCATTGTTAGTTTTTGTTTTTTATCGTAGTGATCTTGATACGCATAATGTACTAATTCATGCGCCGGGTACAAGTACGAGCCGAATCTAAAATAATCGCAATCGTTAAATGGTATGACTTCTCCCTGATCCGATGTTATGTCGCCGGTTTGAGTATTGATCTGATTAGCCGGGTCGGTCATGGTGAAATCGTCTCGATATGCCTTGAATTTTATTGGCTGAATGGAAGGGTAGCTACGTTTCTGCTGTAGTTCAATTATGGCATT